TACAAAAATATTATATATAATAATAAAGTATATGTATATAATATATACCATTAAAAGATAAAATATATTATAATATTAAATAGTTATAAAAATTACTAAATATATCAAGGAGTTATAGCAAATGACGTTTAATGAATGGTTAGAATCAGAAAAAATAAGTATAGACGCAATTTCAAAAAAGCTTAATTTTAATACTGCTACTTGCGCTAAATGGAAATATGGGCAAGCAATACCGCGAAAGCCAGATATGCTTAAAATTGTAAAAGAAACAAATGGAAAGGTAACGCCAAACGATTTTTATGGAATTAACTAATGAGCTTTAGTGCTATGGCTTGGGCAGTAAAACAAGAAACAAAATCTCCAGTTTCTAAATTAGTATTATTAATGATTGCAAATTATGCAGATGAAAATGGAGAAGCTTATCCTAGTCAAGAACATTTAGCAAAATTATGCGAATGTACAAGAGTTTCAGTAAATAAACATATTAAGCAGTTAGAAAAATTAAATTTTATAACTATTAAAAAAACTAAAAATGGAATGTTTGGATATAATAAATATAAATTAAATTTAGGGTATGTAAATAATATTAATATACTTAGTAAACAATATTTACATAATACTCAAGATATACATATATGCACTAAATTTGATATATTCTGGAATGAATGTCCTAGAAAAATTGGGAAGAAAAAAGCTGAATCAATTTATAAAAAACTAATTAATAAAAAAGAAGTATCAGAAGAATTACTTATAAAAGCTATGAAAAATTATAGCTTATCTGTAGCTAAAACCGAGTTAAAATATATAGTTCACCCAGTAACTTGGCTTAATCAAGGTAGATGGGACGACGAAATTATTAAACAGGAAAAAAATAAAAACTTTCAATTGGGGTAGACAATGAGCAAAAAAATAGAAGGGCTATATACAGTACATGATATTAGAAATGCAGTAGTTGATTTATATTCCGGGAAAACTTCGCAACCTTATGATGTTGGCTTTGAGCCATTAGATGATTTATATAAAGTTTCACGTGGAACATTTCATGTTTGGACTGGAGTTCCAAATCATGGCAAGTCATCTTTTTTAGCTGATGTAATAATGAATATGGCTAAAATTCATAATTGGAAGTTTTGTATATTTAGCCCGGAACATTCAATGGCAAATAATGTGAAACGTTTATGTGAAAAATTTATGATGAAACCTTTTGATTATGGAATGAATGAAAGAATTACTAAAGACGAACTTGGAAAAAGTTTAACATTTATAAACGAACATTTTTTATTTATTGATAAAGAAAATGAAAGCCCAGATATAGGCTTTATTTTAGATGTTGCAAGAAAAGCAAAAGAAATATATGAAATAGATGGTTTATGTATTGACCCATATAATGAAATTTCACCAAAGCGAGCTAGTAATTTAAGAGAAGATGAACATATTTCTAATGTTATTTCAGATATAAAAAGATTTAATAGAGAAACAGAATGTGTTACGTGGTTAGTAGCTCACCCTAGAAAAATGCGACGTGAAGAAGATGGTACATATCAAGTTGACGCTTATGATATTTCTGGCTCAAGTCATTTCGCAAATAAAGCTGATGTTATCGTAAATATAAATAGAATATTTGACCCGGAAAAAACTTTATTTCAAGTTAAAAAAGTAAGAGAAGCAGATTTATATGGCTCCATTGGAGTTGCTGAATTTAAATGGAATAATAAAACTAGGTGTTTTCATAGTTTACATAGTAACATCTGGAAAAAACATAATTAATAGGAGACTAAATATGGCAACAGAATTACCAGTTAAAAATATAGTTTTAAAAAATATAAATGAATTAGTTGAATATGACAGCAATCCTAGAGAACATAGTAAAGAACAAATTAAACAAGTAGCAAATTCAATAAAAGAATTTGGCTGGACAATACCAATTTTAATTGATGAAAAAAATGAAATTATTGCCGGGCATGGAAGATTAATGGCAGCAAAAACTTTAAATATAAAAGAAGTTCCTTGCTTAATAGCTTGGGGCTGGAGTGATAAACAAAAAAAAGCTTATTGCATAGCTGATAATAAACTTACAGAAAACAGCAAATGGAAATTTGATACATTAAAATTAAATGTTGAATTTTTAAGTGATGAAAACTTTGATTTAAATTTATTAGGATTTAATCAGTTTGAATTAAGTGGTATTTTAGAAGATGAGTTAAAAAATGATATTGGCTCAACAGAAATAAAAATTGAAGATTTTGATTTAAAACAAAAATGTCCAAAATGTGGTTTTGAATATGAAAAATAAAAATGCCTGGTTATTAACAGATTTAGAAAAAGTACCGAAAAATAATATAAAAGTAATGACAACGTTTTCTTGTGGCGGTGGCTCGTCAATGGGATATAAGCTTGCAGGCTGTGATGTTATTGCTGCCAATGATATTGACGGAAAAATGAAAGAGCATTATTTAGAAAATTTTAAAGTAAAGCATTATATACAAGCGCCTATAATTGATTTATTAAATAAAGAACTCCCGGAAGAACTTTATAATCTTGATATATTAGATGGCTCACCGCCTTGTTCAACATTTTCTATGGTTGGTAATAGAGAAAAAGATTGGGGCAAGGAAAGATATTTTACAGAAGGTCAAAGTAAGCAAGTATTAAGCGATTTATTTTTTGATTATATAAAATTAGTAAATAAATTAAAGCCAAAGGTTGCAATAGCTGAAAACGTAAAAGGAATGATATTAGGTAATGCTAAAGGATATACAAAGCAAGTTATGAAAGAATTTGAAAATATAGGTTATAAACCTCAATTATTTTTAGTAAATGGTAAAAATTGTGGTGTGCCACAAGCAAGGGAAAGAGTGTTTTTTTGCTGTATAAGAAAAGACTTATTTAAAAAGAAATTAGAATTAAACATAAATGAACAAATAGTTTCAGTTAAAACAGCAACAGATGATATACAAGAATTAACTGAAGAAGAAAAAAGCTTTTCATATAATGTGCCTGATTCAACAAAAAAACTTTATCATTTAGTAAAGCCCGGTAAAAACTTTGCTTCAGTTAAAAATGATGGCCGGGAGTTTTCAAAGTTTAGATTAAATGCTAATAAGCCATCTCCAACAATATGCGCTAGTTCGTATGGTCAGGTTATGCACTGGAACGAATGTAGAAAAATAACTGTTAGAGAATATATTAGAATAGGAACTTTTCCAGATGACTATAAATTTAGAAGTAATCGCTTTGCAGTTTACTTAATTGGAATGAGTGTACCACCTAAAATGATGTATCAAGTAGCAAAAAATGTTTGTGAACAATGGTTGAAATAATTTTATTTTTACTCTATAAAAGGTATATATGCCAAAAATAGTAAAGAAAACTGAAGAAAATTCTAAAATGGTAACTCAATTATCAGGGTTAGGAATACCTCACGACCAGATATGCGCTATTTTAGAAATAACAAAACCTACTTTATACAAGTATTATCAAGCTGAATTAATAAGAGGTAAAGCAGCAGCAAATTCTAAAGTTGCAGAAAATCTATTTAAAATAGCTACTGGAACAGGTCGCGAGGCAGTTACCGCCGGGATATTCTGGTTAAAAACTCAATGTAATTGGACAGAAAAACAAGTTTTAGAGGTTAAAAATGCAACAGAAGAAGATGACAAGTTTAAAGAACTTATCAAAGACATTCAGCGAACTAAACTATCAGAAAAAGATAGCAGCGATATTACTCACTGATTGGTATTCAAAAGCCAGAAAAAATCAAATAGTAAATGAAGATGATGGATATAATATTCATTTATTTTTAGCGGGTAGAGGTTGGGGAAAAACACTTACTGGAGCTTATGATATTATTCAATATTGTATATTAAATCCCGGTGTTGTCTGTGGCGTTATTGCGCCAACATATGGAGATTTAAAGCGTGTTTGCTTTGCTGGTGAATCTGGAATACTTGGCATTATTGATAAAGCTTTATTAAATGATTCTGGTTATAACAAATCAGCTAATGAAGTAGAGTTTTTTAATGGCTCAAAGCTTATAGGTTTTCCTGCAATTGAGCCAGATAGATTGCGAGGAGTTCAATTCCATAGAATATGGTGCGACGAATTAGCTTCTTGGCGTTATCGTGAAACATTTGATAACTTAATGATGGCTTTAAGATTAGGTGAAAATCCTAAATGTATTATAACAACAACACCTAGACCAATAGCATTAATAAAAGAATTAGCAATTCGTTCAGATACAAAAATAATTAAAGGTAGCACATTTGAAAACGTTGATAACTTAGCGCCTAGTGCAATTAAAATGCTTAAGGAAAGATATGAAAATACTAGAATTGGCAGACAAGAACTTTATGCAGAAATATTAGAAGATATTGAAGGTGCTTTATTTAATGGTCCTAACATAGAAAAAAATAGACAAGAACAAATGCCAGAAATGCAAAGAATAGTAGTAGCAATAGACCCTGCTGTAACTTCAAATGAAACATCAGATGAAACTGGAATTATTGTTTGCGGTAGAGGAATTGATAATAGATATTATGTTATTGAAGATGGCTCTGGAACTTATAGCCCAGATGTTTGGATAAAAAAAGCAATTCAGTTGTATTATCACTATAAGGCAGATACTATAATAGCAGAAACAAATAATGGGGGAGATTTAATAGAAAAGCTTTTACGAGTTCAAGATGTAAACGTACCATATAAAAGCGTAAGAGCAACACGAGGAAAATTTTTAAGAGCCGAGCCAATATCAAGTTTATATGACCAGGACAAAGTAACGCACTTAAAATATTTTAAAGAATTAGAGGAACAAATGTGTCAATATACACCTAATAGTATTAAATCTCCGGATAGGTTAGACGCTTTAGTTTGGGGCATAACAAGTCTTTTGAGTTCTGGAAAAGCAGTTTATAAAATTAGTTGAGAGGTAAAAAATGGGATTATTCGATAAATTTAGAAATGAAGAAAAATCTGATTTAAATATTAAAGAAGCGCCAAAAGTAATTATTAATAAAATAAATGCTTACGAAAGTAAAACCTTACGAAAGTATAAACAATATGCAACTGATGGTTATCAAGAAAATGCAATTGTATATAAATGTATTAGTATGATTGCAAACAATGCTTCATCAGTTAAAATAAATTTATTTTCTGGTGATAAAAAAGTTGAAAGCCACGAGCTATTATCATTATTAGAAAGACCTAATCCTTTACAATCTGGAGTTGAATTTTTTCATTCATTAGTCAGTTATTTATTAATCTCCGGAAATACTTATATTTTAAAAGATAAAGAAGTTGGCATACCAAAAGAATTATATTTATTAAGGCCAGATAGAATAGATATTGAAGCTAGCAGCTCAATGATACCTGACAGATATTGCTATAAAATTAATGGTAAAACTATTGAAAAATACGACGTTGATAAATTAACTGGAGAATCTCAAGTTAAGCATATTAAATTATGGAACCCTCTAGATGACTTTTATGGCTTATCTCCTATAGTTGCTGGAGCTTATAATATTGACCAGCATAATTTGGCAGGCATGCACAATGTAGGCTTATTAAAAAATGGTTGTACACCTTCTGCTATGTTGAAGTTTCAACCTAAAGATGAAACTGGAATGTCAGCCAGTTTAACTGACGACCAACGAGCAGCTATATTGCAAGACTTAGAATTTAGATTTAAAGGTAGTACAAATAGCGGCAGGCCAATGCTGTTAGAGGGAGATTTTGATTATGTTCAAATGGGGCTAAATCCTAAGGATATGGATTTTTTAGAATTAATGAATATGTCAGCAAGGGAAATTGCATTATGCTTTGGTGTTCCTGCCCAGTTAGTAGGAATAGCTGACCAAACTTATGCTAATGTTGCCGAAGCGAGATTGTCATTATATGAAGAAACAATTATTCCTTTATTAGAAAGATTGGAAAGTGATTTAAACGAATACTTGCCGCATTTATATTCTGAAAATTTAACAATTAGATATGATGTAGATAGTATTCCAGCAATGGCAGAAAAGCGCAAACAAATATTTGCTAATGTTAGTCAAGGTGTTCAGCAAGGTATTTTAACAAGAAACGAAGCCAGAGAGCGACTAGGACTTGAGCCAATTGATGGGGCTGATAGTTTACTTGTACCATCAAATTTATTTCCTCTTGGAGAAATTGATGAAGGCAAATCAGCAGAATCATTAGAAGAATATGAAGAACAATATGAAGAAGCTTATGGAGTTAAATCTTACAGTGAAGAAGAAAAAGAAATGCTTGAAGAAGATATATTTACTACCGAGCAAGAAGCATTAGATAGAGCTAAAGTTATTGGCTGTGAAGGTAGTCATACACACCAAACAGAAGATGGCAAAACTGTTTATATGCCTTGTAAAACACATGAAGCATATCACGAAACAATAGGCGTAAATGAAAAAGCTTTAGCTGATTTAGATTTAAGAGCAAATGCCGGAATGAAAGAAGAAGCTAAAAAAGGTTTAGAGTGGCGTAAGGAATATAATAGAGGTGGAACTTTAGTTGGGGTAGCAAGAGCTAATCAGCTTGTTAGTGGTGAAAGAATGTCGCCCAGTACAGTTTTAAGAATGTATTCTTTTTTCTCAAGACATGAAATAGATAAACAGGCAGAAGGCTTTAGTCCGGGTGAAAAAGGTTATCCTAGCGCCGGGAGAATTGCTTGGGCTCTTTGGGGTGGTAATCCGGGCTTTACTTGGTCAAAAATGAAGCGCGACCAAATAATGAAGGAAAGAAAAAAATCTACTGAAGAAAATTATGAAATAAAATTAGAAGGTTTTTCAAAGCCAATAGAAAAAGGTTTAAGAAAAAAAGTTACTGACCATAATGATAAATATGGTGATAAAAAAGGAAAAAGAGTTACATTAAGAATGTTAGCAGCAGTTTTTAAAAGAGGAATTGGAGCTTATAGAAATAATCCAGCTTCTGTTAGGCCATCAGTTAATTCAGAAGACCAATGGGCTTATGCTCGCGTGAATTCTTTTCTTTCCGCAGTAAGAACTGGAAAATTTAAAAGTGGAAAGTTTGATTTAGATTTATTACCGAAAGGGCACCCATTATCAAGCAAGGAGTAATTTATGTTTCAATTTGGCAAAAGGTCATTAGGAATATTATCAGAAGTACACCCGGACTTGCAGCTTATAATGAAAGAAGCAATAAAAATTACGCCTATTGATTTTGGCATAACTGAAGGTATGAGAACTCCAGAACGAGCAAGGCAAATGCAAGCAGAGGGTTTAAGCAAAGTTGGTGATAAATCAAAACATTGTCAGGGATTAGCAGTTGATATTGTATGTTATAATGGTAGCAATATAACGTGGGAACTAGATTTTTATGAAGCAGTTGCTATGGCTATTGGAGAAGTATCAGAATCTTATGACATAAAAATAAGATGGGGTGGAAGCTGGAAAACTGGAGATTTTAACTTAAATAAAGATTTAGATTTTATTGACGCAGTACACTTTGAATTAGTTGAATAAATGGCTACACAAAAAGAAATAAAATTACATCTTGCTAATGTTGCAGAACTAGGCTGCATTGTTTGTTCAAAATTAGGTTTCCCAGATTCGCCTGCAGAAATTCACCATATCAAAGACCAATTTAGATTAGGAAAAAAATCCAACTATTTACAAACAATTCCTTTATGCCCTTATCATCATAGAACATCAGAAGAAGCATATCATTTTAGCCCAAAAACATTTAGCAAAAAATGGGGAACACAAGAAGAATTATTACAAGAAACTATGGATATGTTAAATGGCAGATAAAATAAAAATAAATAGAAGAAAAGATTATAGAGAACAATTAAGATTATATTTATCGTTAGTTAAATCTTTAAATGCTAAATTAAAAAAACTATTTAAAAAAGTATCAATAAAAGCTTCAATAGAATATAAGCAAGGTTTACTTGTTGATGATATATTTTTTTTAGAATATTCTGATGAGCTATATAAAATATTAGCTGCACATTTTCGAAATGTTATTAAAGTATCAGGTAGAAGATTAATTAAACAACGAGTAAAACAAAGTAAAGATGAAATAAATACTTTAATAGAAGAATATATAATTTTACATACTGCTGCTGAAGTAACAAATATATCTGAAACAACAAGAAAAAAATTAACTGCTACTATTCAAAAAGGTATTAACAATGGAGATAGCATTGATGATATTAGCAGAGATATAAAAAAATCATCAGCATTTAGTACAAGCAGAGCAACACTTATTGCCAGGACTGAAACACATAATGCAATGAATGAAGGTACTTTATCAATAGCAAAAAATCTGGATTTAGCGCAACCTGTTAAAGAATGGAATAATGCTTTAGATAATCGTTCAAGAAATTGGCATAAAAGAATGGACGGAAAAACAAAACCTATTGATGAAAAGTTTACAGTGGTAACTCCAACAAAGTTTGGCCCGGAGCCGAGACTTATGAATAGTCCAGGCGATTCACAAGGTGGGGCTGCAAATGTTTGTAATTGCAGGTGTTTTTTGACTTTTTATGACAAAGAAGATGAAATTATTTCTTAAACTCCAGTTTTTATCATATAAATCATAAGCTTATATTCAAATTATTTTCAATAAATATTGTACTTTATATGTATATAATTATATTATATATAAATAGATTATAAACATATCTATATAAATATTAACAAAAACTAGCGAGGCAATAATGAAAAAAGTAACACAAAAGCAATTTGAAGAATTATTAAAACTCTTAGACGATTTAGGTTGGGACTACGATAGATTTTCAAACTCTGGTCAAGAAACTTATGACGAAATTTGTAAAATATTAGGTTGGGAAAAATAATTATGAATTTTGAAAATTTAATAATTTTAATAGGTATAACATTACAAACAATAGCAGTTGTTTATATATTATACAAAGTAAACCAAGAAACAAAAACTTATTAGGAGATAGAAAATGAATAAATTAACTACACAAGAAAAAACAAAGATAATATATTTTACAGCTTTACAGAAAACTAAAAAACTTAAAACTAAGATTTCTAATCTTGAATGTAAGTATCTTGAAGAAGCAATAGTTGTAATGAATTTATTAAGTGCTTTAAAAGAAGAAAAATATATAAGTATTGAAGAAGGCAGAGATAGAAAAGATTATGTCGCAAATGCAAAATTTAAACTGTATTACTTAGAAGAAAAAATAAATAAATTAAGAACTGAACTTGATGAAAATAATACTTTACTTATGAGAAGCTGTATCGAGAGTGAAGATATTATTAAACATTGCCTTGATGATGATTGGGAAGTTATTAAAAAAGGTTATGAAGAATTTAATATTTTAACTAAGGCTATAAGAAAAATTGAAGGAGTATCTTAATATGATAGATAAACACAATCAAAAAGAAGAATATATGACTATCTGGGAAATCATAGCAAGCATTATTTTGTTTGCTATGGTGCTTGGAACTTGTTGGATATTTTTATTAATAACTTATTAACTGGAGGCATTATGGGAACTAGAGCAAATATATGTTTAATTAACGAAAAAGATAATACTAAAAAATGGCTATATAGACATTGGGACGGCTACCCAACAGAAACTGGAAATGATATTGCTAATATTTTTCATTATCATAAATTTAATTTAGCTACTATTGAAGATAGCCTTATAAATTCAAGAACAGCAGATAGACCTGACGATAAAATTTATGAAACTACTGATTGCGAACATGGAGATATTCAATGGTTATATGAGCTAATTGTTCAGCAATCTGGGAGATTTAGGTTTCAAGTTTCAGAGTATGTTTATACAAATACAAGCAGAAAACTTGAAGTTCGCTATAGCTTTTCTTCACATTCATTAAATGAGCTTTTTTATAGTTATATGCTTTTTCAATGTAAACACGAAGAAAAAGAACTGGTGCATAAACGCATTTATTATAATAAATGCTTAGCTGAATTAGACACTTCTAAAAAAGTTCAATTAAACTAACCGGGAGGAACTATGAAAAAAAAGTTAAATAAAAGCAAAGCAGTATTAGAACATTTATTAAAATATGGGAAAATTGATACTTGGCAAGCTATAACTAAATATAAAGCTACTAGATTATCAAGTATTATTTATAACTTAAGAATGGAAGGATATGACATTGAATCAATATGGGTTGAAGAAAAAAATAAGCCCAGATATGTTATGTATACATTAATGCAAGACTTTACAGGAGAATCATAATGGCAAAAAAGAAAAAAGAAGCTTGGGAAATAGAATATGATAAAAAAATTATAGCAAGAAATAAAGGAATGAAGAATTTAACAAATGAGCAAAAAACTGCTATAAATGAATTATATGATATTGCAAATGATGTAATTGTAGATATTGGTGAATGCTTTGATATTAGGCTTGAAGATATAAGGAAGCTTGATAATGCTAAATGGAAAGTATTTCATGCTTTTAATATGGAAAATAGAAAAAAGGAATAAATTTTAAAGTTGCTAAGTATTGGGCTGGAGTTTTCGCTAATTCTCCAGCCTTTTTTTTATGCTTGTAATATACATTAAATAATTGCTAGAATAGAGTAACATTTACTTGACAGGGATTATTAAATATGTCCGAAGATAATATTGAGTTTATTAATGATGTATTAGACTTAGAATGTGATTATAAAGAAATAGATACTGAAGAAGATGGCAGCTTTGAAGGTTATGCTTCAGTATTCAACAATAAAGATTTAGGAAATGATGTAATTAAGCCCGGAGCTTTTTCTAAATCAGTCTACGATAAAAAACCAAAACAAATTAAATTACTTTATCAGCATAAAACTGATGAGCCAATCGGAGTTATAGATAAATTAGAAGAAGATAAACGTGGCCTTAAAATTAAAGGCAGATTAGCTATGGGAACTCAAAAAGGTAAAGAAGTTTATGAGCTTATGAAAATGGGCGCGCTTGATTCAATGTCTATTGGATATAAGCTTTCCCCAGAAGATTATAAATATAGCGATAAGCTTAAAAAGAGAACTATAACTAATTTGGACTTAATGGAAGTTAGCATGGTTACATTTCCAATGAATCCAAAAGCAAAGGTTACGAAAGTAAAACTTGCTGGAATGAATGTAAGAGAATTAGAAAATTACTTATGTGATTTAGGTATGACTAATTCTGTTGCAAAACAAAGTGCAAATGTACTGTATAAATCATTTAATCCAGAATTAAATGAGCAACGAGATGTTGTTGATAGTATTAGTGCATTAATTAATACAATTAAACATTAAGAGGTTTATTATGAGTGAAGAAATTAAATCTGTTATAGATAATTTGGGAAGCGCTTTTGAAGATTTTAAAAGTGAAAACTCAAAGCGTCTTAAAGAGATAGAAAAAAAAGGCTCTGCTAATGCTGAACTTGAAAGCAAAGTTGACAAAATGGTTGACGACATTTCTAAAATGGCTGAAACCAAACAGGAACTTGAAATTCAAGCAAAAAATTTAGCTGAAGCACAAACTAAGTTAGAAGGCTTAGAAACTGTTCTTGCTCGCCCGGAGACAGGAAACAGTGCAAAAGATGTTGATATACAAATGAAAGCTTTTGGCTCAATGCTAAGAGTTGGTGCAGAAAAAATGGACGAAGTTGAAAGAAAAGCTTTATATGAATCAGATGATACTCTAGGCGGCTTTTATGCACCTATAGAATATGTTGCTGATTTAATTAAAGGCGTAACTGAAATATCTCCAATTCGTTCTATTGCAAGAGTTAGAACAACATCAAATAGGGGAATAGAAATACCAAAAAGAACTGGGCAATTTGCTGCTTCTTTTATTTCAGAGCAAGGCACAAGGTCAGAAACTACTGGATATACTACTGGGCTTCTTGAAATTCCAGCGCATGAGCTATATGCAAGAGTTGAAATTTCGCAAGCTATGTTAGAAGATTCTGCTTTTAATCTTGAGACTGAAATGTCAGAAGAATTTGGTACTCAATTTGCAAAAAGAGAAGGTACTGCTTTTGTATCTGGAACTGGAGTAGGGCAACCACAAGGATTTACTGATGGTGGCGCTGGAGTTTCTAGCACTAATTCAGGAAGTGGAACTGCTTTAACTGCAAATGGATTATTAGATTTAATGTATGACATAAAATCTGATTATATGAATAATGCTCGCTTTGTTATGAATAGAGGTACATTTGGCGCTATCTTGAAATTAGAAGATACTGAAGGTCAAAAAATCTTTGTAAATAGCATGAGTTATGTTGGCGGTGCTCCATCAACAATTTTAGGAAAGCCATATGTACTTGCAGAAGATATGCCTGACGTTGCTGGCTCTGCAAAGCCAGTTGCTTAT